AAAGAGACTGGCGTCAAAGTTGGTGCCGGTACCTACGAGATTCGTCTGGATCAGGCATGGATGGAATGGATCAATCGCGACCCGCGTGAAGCTGGTGCCGTGATGGGTGCGAACCTCGCCGAACAGATGATGGACGACATGGTGAATAATGCCATCGGCGTCTTCCTCGCGGCGACCTCGAACCAATCCGACGACCTGTGGAATAACAGCACCGGGCCTACTACAACCCTGATGGACCTGATGAAGACGTCCGCCCTGTTCGGCGACCGTGCGAATCAGGTAGGCGCTTGGGTGATGCACTCGGCTGTTGCCTTCCAGATCTACGGTCAGGCTCTGCAGAACAACGAGCGTCTGTTCACGTTCGGTAACCTCCAGGTCGTCAACGACGGCTTCGGTCGCCCGTTGATTGTGTTCGACCATCCGGCACTGGTCGAAGATCCGGTCTACCACACACTCGGCCTCACGGCTGGTGCTGTTCGGGTAGACCTGAACAACGACTTCCGCCAGAACACGGACGCCCGTAACGGTCGCACGAACATCGTCGACACGTATCAGGCTGAGTGGTCGTACAACATGTACGTCAAGGGCTACTCGTGGGACATCGCCGCTGGTGGCAAGGCTCCGACCAACGCAGCTCTCCAGACTGCGACGAACTGGGACAAGGTCTACAGTTCGATCAAGGATCTGGCTGGTGTCGTCCTCAACACGGACACTACACCCGCTGCGGGCTAAGCGTCTGGTGAACGGGGCTTAGGCCCCGTTTTCCTCAATTGATTAGGAGTGTGCCACTATGGCGACTAAACAGCAAGGCAAGGTGATCTACTTCATCAAAGGCCGCAAGCCTTCGAAGGAACAGCTCACCAAGGCCGACAAGATGAACGGTGTCGTTGCCTTCCGCAACGTGAACCTCTTCGACCCGAATGATCCGCTCGAGTTCGGTGTCACTCACGTTGCTGGTTTCGTACCGGAGAAGTATCGCAAGGTCGAAGGTATCGAAGTTATCAGTACCAAAGACCCTGCGTCCAGTGCGGGCGAAGGTGGGGAAGATGGTGGTAAGGGTACCGCCCCCAAAAACCCTGCGGCAAACAAGACAGACCCGACGGCTGTAACGGACAAGGCACCCACTGCCAGTCCGACCGCGCCGACCACCGAATCGAAGAAGTAAGGAACAAGTAATGGCCCTGATCGTCGAAGACGGCTCTATCGTGATTGGGGCCAATACTTACGTCTCCTCTGACTACTTCCAAGAGTATTGTGAAGCACGTGCTATCGAGTCGATTACTTTCGACGACGAGGCACTTGTTGAGTCCTTGCTTATTAAAGCAATGGACTTTCTTGAGTCTTTGCGGTCCCGCTACGGCGGTTATAGAGTCTCCCACGATCAGCCACTCCAGTTTCCACGGGAGGGTCTCTACATCGAAGGGGACTACCGTCCGTTCCCCAGCGACACTATTCCGTCAGAACTCAAGAAAGGCCAGTGCCAAGCCGCCGTCGAACTTGTGGACAACGATATAATGCCCACTGTTGGGGATACCCCGGTTCGACAAGAGACGATTGGACCCTTGACTACAATCTACGCCACCAGCGCAACTGACCCTTGGGCTGGTCCCGAGTTTCCGAAGGTGATGGCGTGGCTGCAGCCTTTGCTGGTGGGCACTAATATGCCGACGAGGGTTTACCGGGCATGAATTATAAGCGGTCACAGAAACAAGCTGATCAAATGATTCGGAAGTATGCTGACGGTCAAACTGCGACTGTTATCTACCCTGCTGAGCGTGTCGGTGGATCGGAATTCAATCCGGAGTACGGTGACCCTTTACGCCTGCCCGGTGTCCCCGCTGTCCTGCTACCCATCACTACCAGTACAACTAGCGCACAGCGCCAATTTGGTTTCAACTCCGATACAATGATCCCCGGTACTACTGGGTTGATCTATATCGCAGGGGTTCAGCTACCTACCGACCGTCAGGTGAATAAGAATGTTGCTATCGAGATCGGGGCCGACACTTACTACGTGACCGGTTCTGAACTTGTTGCCCCTTCGGGATTGCCCATCCTCTACCAGATCCAGGTGAAGCGATGAACATCCGCGAGTTCCAGTTATGGTCTTTCGAGGTAATGAGCGAACTCGCTAGTAGTGTTGGGATCCCCGAGGAAAATAGGTTCTACGACGGTGTAACCACCTATAATCCCCCGGAGACCGGAATCCATTTTCGGGGCTGGATCAGGAATTATACTAGTCGCGATTACTCCTTTGCCCCGCCAGACCAACCGCGAAGGATCGAGAATAAAGGATCGTTGTTCTTTCGGATCATGTTTCCCGTGAGTACAATGGCGCTATTGAATTCTAGTTGGGAGCTAGGTATACTGGCTCAGACACGGTTCCGCCGACGCGATCACCCTTGCGGGATTGTGTGCCGTGAAGCCAACTTAGATCCGGTGGGAGCCGTGAGCGGTGAAGTGTACTATCAGATCCTGCTCTCCGTACGATACGAATTCGATGAATTCCAATAGGAGCGAGTGACATGCCCCTCGACATTAAATGCCCCGTCACGAAGATCGATAGCAACCGCTCCGGCCTTCGTATCGCACAGGAAGTCTGCTTCAAACAGCTGAACGACCCGTCGCTGGATGGCGGTGGCCTTCCCATTTTCCGACCGTTCGAGCCGAACAGTTATTCCGACTTCGGTGGTCAGCCGACGTATACCGCGCGGAACCCGATCAACGCTTCTCGCCAGAACCAACGCGGTCGCATCACCAATCGTGGAGCCTCCGGTGGGTTCACCCAAGACCTGACACCCGACTTCGGTTGGCTGATGCAGGGTCTGCTGTACGCCAACGCACGATCCAAGCCGGCTTCACGCAATTTTTACGATGACTTCGCCACCGCCACTGGTGTGTCTGAAGTCTCTGGAACTGGGTTCACCCTTTCAGACCCTGTTGATGGGATCATTTCCGGCCATATCGTCCAAGGTGTCGGTTTCAATCAAGCGGCTAATAACGGCACACACGTCATCACTGGTATTGAAGGCGCCGTTTACTCCGTGTCGACAGCCGTTGCAGAGTCGAACGTACCGTCCTCGGCCGCCATTCGTGTTGTCGGCTACAAGAACAGTGTCGGTGGTTGTTCGATCACTGCTGACTCCGGTGAGCTTCCGTATCTGACACTGGACACAAGTGCCGAGGATCTGGGTCTCGTGGCTGGGGAGTGGATCTTTATCGGTGGTGATGGCCCAAATGCTTCCTTCACTAATAGCGTGAACAGTGGCTTTGCCCGGATTAGTTCTATCGACGGTGAAGACTTGCGTCTCGACAAGACCGATTCTACATTGGTCTCAGAAAGCGGGGAAAGTCTCGAGGTCGAAATCTACCTTGGGGCCATGATTAAAAACGAGAAAGACCCCACGTTGATCAAACAGTTTAGTTATACACTTGAGCGTTCACTGGGTCAAGATGCCGATGCTATTACCCAAGGTGAACTGATCAAGGGTGCGGTTCCGAATGAGTTCACCTTGTCCCTGCCTACCACGGACAAGCTCACCGTCGAGACTACGTTCGTTGCAGCCAAAGCAGACGTCTATAAGGACGACGGCGTCGACGAGCACTACGTCACGGGTACGCGTCCTGACATCGAGCAGCAACATGCGTTCAACTCGACGAGCGACATCGCCCGCTTCCGTTTGATGACGGTGAACGACACCGACGCGAATCCGCAGAATCGGATTGGTATCGTGAGCGAGGCCACGCTGACCATCAATAACAATGCCAGCGGTCTGAACGGCATTGGTCAAATGGGCTTCTTTGCTGTCAGCGCGGGACAGTTCGACGTCGGCGGTGACATCACTGTCTACTTCACTGATGTCGACGTCATGCGTCTGATGCAGAGCGGGGATGTGGTGACAGTCGATTACGCCATCGTCTATAACAACACCGGGTATCTCTTCGACGTCCCGGGCTTGTCGCTCAGTAACGGTCAAGCCAATGTCGAGGCGAACTCACCCATCACGTTGCCGATCAGTACTGCGGCATATGAAAGCAAGTTCGGGAATACCCTGACTTGTATGCAGTTCCTCTACCTACCCGACCGGGCAGAAGTGGAGTTCTAAGTTCACGGCTAAGGGAGCAAGACTTATGCCATCACCCATGTACGACAGTTTCAAGACGAACAAAGAAGCGGAGAAGAACGGGGTCATCTTTGACTACGGCCTTTTCCGCGTCACACTTGCACGTGCCGGTGGGTCCAACACTCAGTTTCAGAAGATCCTCGAGGCGAAGACGAAGCCCTATCGCTACGCTATCGACAAAGGTCTGATCCCGGACGAGAAGGCACAACAGCTCTACCTCGAAGCCTTTGCTGAAGGCGTCGTGCGCAACTGGGAAGTGCCGACCGAGTTCGACGACCACGGTGATGCGACCCAGTGGCAACAGGGCATCGAAGGTGAAGACGGTGAGATTCTCGAGTTCAATACCGTCAACGTCGTGAAGACGCTGAAGAACCTGCCCGAGCTGTTCCAAGCGTTTTCGAAGGACTCCAGCGAGGCTGCAGCGTACCGTCAACAGCTCTTGGATGAAGACGCAAAAAACTGATAGACACCCTTCTTCATTCGTTGGAGAAGGGTGAGTGGGCCAATAACATCCTGATCAGTGCTATACGGAACAGACAGCCCATACCCGAAGAGCTTTTAGATACACCTACGTTGATGCAAGGTCTAGAGCTGTATTACTTTGCATACTTCGATCTGTCCAGTGAGAAATCAACGGGGTTTGGCGTAGGTCGAATCCCTTGGACAGCGAAGTTCAAATACGCGCGGGAGTACCTCGAGCTCGAGGGTCAGGACCTAGATGATTTCATGTACCTGATCAACAAGCTGGAAATGGCTCACGAGGACTGGTCTAGCAGTAAACGCGAAGCCAAGAAGAAATAGGAGCGGCACATGGCGCGGACTTTCGGCACTCTCCCAGCATTCTTCAGATCAGTGAGCAGGATGGTCGAAGATGGGACAGTCGCCAAAATCCGCACCGGTGCCGCGACTACGTTACGGGAACTTGTGGACACTACCCCGGTCGATACCAGCCAAGCGCTGTCGAACTGGATAGTGTCCACAGGTCGCCCCAGTGGCACGCAGCGCAACGCTATCTCACCCGGCAAGAGTGGTAGCACGGCGGAAGCCTCACGTGTTGCCACCATCGCGATCGGTACGTCTGACCTGAATACGATGTTAAAGCGTTCTAGTGACATCGTGTATATCACCAATAATGAAGAATACATCGCGGATCTGGATGACGGTAAGTCGCCCCAGCAAAGCCCCGGTTTCGTGGGTAGGGCTGCTGAGGTAGGTCGCCAGTCCATGCGCACCACCAAGTTGCTAGTCAGGAGACGGTAATGGCAGAACGCGAAAGTGTAGTCGTCTCGGTTTCAGCAACGGGCGTGCGAGTTGTCCGGCGTGACATCGAGTCAATCGGTAGAGCGTCAGACCGCACCGAGTCCTCGGTCCAATTGCTCCGCCGGGGCCTCGGTGCGCTTTTTGGTCTGTTCGCAGCTAACCAGATCAAAGAAACCCTCGACAGCTTCACCACGATGCAAAACCGCATCCGGGCGCTGGGTAACTCAGTGCAGACAACGACAGCAATCTATAACGAGCTGTTGAAGTCTGCCATGGATTCTAGAACGTCCCTCGCGGCTAGTGTCACGATGTACCAACGACTAGCTCAGTCTACTGAACAACTGGGTATAAGTCAACGTGATGTGATCGAGATCACTGACACACTGAACAAGGCTGTGATTGTATCCGGTGCCGGTGCGATCGAAGCACGTAACGCCATGATCCAG